GCAAGGACAAACACTCACGGGTCAACGCCACCGCCCCAGTATTCGAAGGGGGTCAAATTTATTATCCTGATGGTGAGAAATATGCTGAAGAAGTTATTGAAGAATGTGCAGCTTTCCCCCATGGAGCTAACGATGACTATGTCGACAGTACTACACAGGCCGTGTTAAGATACCGACAAGGAAACTTCGTAGAAATGTTAAATGACTATGAGGAGGAACTGTATCAAGTTCCAAAAGAATATAAATATTATTAGAGGTAATTATGGCTAAAAAAAAATCAAAAAAAGATACATTAAAAGATGAGGTCTTCGAAGAAGTTATTATTGATGAAGGTGATAACAATATGGAAGATTTACCTAGAGGTCTTCAAATAGACACGACTACTGATAGTAGCGGTTCAGCTGCAAATAAATTTAGCACAGGTGGAGATGTAACTGTCGGTAAGGGTGGAGATTATATAAAAGATTTAATTGACTAATCATGGGAAAGAAAAAAACACCATTTAGTAAAAAATTAAAAGATGATTTTATATATGGCAAAGGAGCTTTTGATTCTTCAGATTCATCTATAAAAAATGATATTGAAATTATAGAGCTTAAACCTGACTTTCCACTATCGGTGTCAGATATTTATGGAGATTTTAAAGGTACTAAAAATAGCAAAGGTTCTTTAATAACTAAAGGTAAAAACTATATAAAAGATTTAATATAATGGCCGGACTTGCAGATTTAAACAAACAGGAAATTATTGAGAGTGATCAAACATCCTCTGTACCTACTGTTAAATCTGATAATGAACCTTACGAACCTTCAGCCTTAAGAGGGGTTGCAGGATTAGCTTTAGCTGGTGCCGGAGCCGTGGCTCTTAGGAACCCTATCGGTAGAGCCATTAATAAAATAGCAAATATAAGAGCACCAATTGCTCCCGCTACACGAACCACGAAACCAGTTGATGAGGTTGATGAGATATAGCTATTCAAAGATCAAATGAATTAAAAAAATTATCGTATCAAGCCCCACTATCAAGAGGGGGAAAGACCAAACGAATAGGATCATCTCTTTACGATTATATCGCAAGACACCCGATTGCAGGGGCTAGAAAACCAGAAGAGTGGATCAAGGATTTAAAATCAGGTGGTCCAGGATCTTTTAAGACAGGTAATCCTGAATTTAAAAATATTTCTCAAGCAGTTAAGAAAGAGGAGATGTGGGATGCTAACATTGCACAGTTTGATAAAGCTGGAAACTTAGTAGGTGGTTTTTTAAAAGTAGCTCAAGAAAAAAAGATACCTTTAACTAAAATGGATTTATTATACATCGTAGAAAAAGCTCCTGTTAATAATTTAAAAATGAGAAAGCTTGGGACAGATCCTAAGATAGTAACTGAAGCTGAAGATTTAGGAAGAGATATTACAAATAGTTTAGATGGTATTAGAAATAAAATTATAGCTAAAGTTGGAGATGATGTAGGAGAACAAGCTGAAAATACTTTAGATATGATTAAAACTATGAAATCAGATATTAGAAAAAAGAGCACAGGTTTATATAATAAGTTTACCGAAGTAGATGATTCATATTATGATGCTATTAGATCATCACCGTTTAAAGATGTTATAGATAATTATGAATCCTTACTTCCAGCAATAAGAAGATTAGGGGTAGAGGTTGATCCTTTAGAAGTAAGTAGAATAACACAAGCTGGAAAAGCGAAAGATATAGATATTGGAAGAAGACTTCAATTACAAGATTCACAAGGGATGATGACTAAGTATGGAAACTATGGTGAGTATAGAATTAAAGGTGGAGATGAATATTTTGAAAACGTTGTTTACTATCCTAAACCATTACCTATGGGTCAAAAATTACCTTACGATTATAACAGACACTACACAAGTGGTGAAAAAGCAATGCCTAACCAAATCTATCACGTAAGGGGAAGTATAAGAAGTGGTGGTTCAAACGACAATCAAAGAGTTATGATGATTGATGAGATACAATCTGACTACCATCAAAAATTAAGAAAGGTTAATCCTACAAGAGACAAAGTTGTAAATGCTTTTGGATCTGAGATTGAATTCTTTTCTGCAAATAGAAAACTTGAAAAGTTAGTAGATGAGATGAAAACTATTTCAAATAAGGGAATAAAAGCTACACCTGAAGATCAAATGAGATTTAATAAATTAAATAGTGAATTTAAAGAAATGAAAACAAACTCACTTAACTTATCTAATATTTCAAACAGACAAGCTCAAGACGGGATTCCTTTTTTACCGCTTTACGGAAAAGAGAACTGGGGTTCACATGCACTTAAAAATCAAATTAAAGATGCAGCGGATAGAGGAATAGATTGGGTAGCAATCTCACCTGTTGAATACTTACACCATGCGAAAAGAACTAAGTATTTAGGGGACATAGAGTTCTATGGTACAAGAACAGGTAAAGCAGGTTTTAAAAACTACGGCGCAAGACAAGGTGTTGTAAGAAAAAATGCTAACGATGATGAAGTTCCAATGACAGGAAGTACAGATCCTAAAAAGAAAGCAACATTACCTGCAGCAATGGATAGAATAGCTAGAGAATATGGTTCCGAAGTTAAAACAATACCAGTTGCAAAATCAGATCCTAATAAACCTTTTAAGGTAGTTACGAATACCCCTAATGTAAAAAAAGAATGGGGTCTTAATCCTGATAAATCAAAAAACCAACATAAAGCAGCTTTTAAGACAATGGAAGAAGCTGAATACTATGCAGGTAGATATGGTGGAGATGTAGAACAGATTATGCCTGGAGATCCTAGATTATATATTGATGCTTACGCTATCAAGGTAAACAAAGAAATGGCTGATAAGGCAAGCAAAAAGATGAAGAAAATTTTAGGAGCAGCTATCGCTGGAGCGGTAGGCGCTAAAATGCTAGGTCAGAAAAAACAAATGGCCGAATACCTAAAATCAGAAGGTGGCGACAAATCAGCAGTAAGCTACATTACTAAAAAAGCAAAACCAACAACTTTTATGGGTAAAGTTAAAAAGGCAGTTAACACTTATAAAACTAAAGGACTTAAAACAGGTCCAGGACCAAATGCTACATCTAAAATGGGTGGAACATTAGCTGGAGATTATTCAGGTTTTGGTTTAGGCGATATGGATGGTGCTAAAGCTGGAAAAATGATTAAAGCTAGAGGCGGAAAGATGGTTAATTTAAAACCAACTAAACTATACTAGATATGGCTGAAGTAGAGAAACAAAATGAACTTCCTGAAGAAGAAGTTACAGAAGAAGTTGATGTAGAGATAGAGGGCTCTGAGGAACAAGTTCCTGAAGAAGAGACACCTGAAGAAGATTTTTACAGAAACCTAGCTGAAGAGATGAGCGACCAAGTTTTAGGTCGTATGTCATCCGAACTGATACAGGATTATAAAAGAGATAAAGTTTCGAGATCGGATTGGGAACAAGCTTATACTCAAGGCTTAGACCTTCTTGGATTCAAGTATGTAGATAATACAAGACCTTTCCAAGGTGCAAGTGGTGTTACCCATCCGCTTCTCTCAGAAGCTGTTACACAATTTCAAGCACAAGCTTACAAAGAATTACTACCAGCAGATGGTCCTGTAAGAACATCTGTTATTGGTTCAGACACACCAGAAGTTCAACAACAAGCTGAACGTGTTCAAGATTTTATGAACTATATGTTAATGGAGGAGATGGAAGAGTACACTCCAGATACAGATCAAATGTTATTTTATTTACCATTAGCAGGATCTGCATTTAAAAAGATTTACTACGATGAAATTAAACAAAGAGCAGTTTCGAAGTTTGTACCTGCTGAAGATTTAATTGTTCCATATTTTGCAACTGATTTAAAAGATTGTGAAAGAATTACACATGTCGTTAAAATGTCTGAGAACTCAGTTCTTAAACAACAAAAGGCAGGATTCTACAGAGATGTTGAATTAATGCCAAGACAAGCAGAGAAGAGTCCTGTTCAAGATAAATTAAATGAACTTGAAGGTGTTAAACCTGCTGGAGAAAAAGAATACCAATACAATATTTTAGAAATGCATATTGATTTAAACCTAAATGAATATGAAGCAGAGAATGCAGAGAAAGAAGTTAAGTTACCTTACATCGTTTCAATCGATGAAGGTTCGGGAGAAGTATTATCAATTTACAGAAACTATAACCAAGACGATGATACAATGGCAAGAAAAGAATATTTTGTTCATTACAAGTTTTTACCTGGTTTAGGTTTCTATGGCTTTGGTTTAATTCACATGATTGGTGGATTATCTAGATCAGCTACACAAGCATTAAGACAATTGTTAGATGCAGGTACATTAGCTAACCTTCCTGCTGGATTTAAGTCTAGAGGAATCAGAATTAGAGATGATGACCAACCTTTTCAACCTGGAGAGTTCAGAGATGTTGATGCGCCAGGCGGAAATATCAAAGATCAGTTTCAAATTTTACCTTTCAAAGAACCAAGTGGAACTTTATTTCAACTTTTAGGTTTCGTAGTACAAGCAGGACAAAGGTTTGCATCGATTGCAGACATGCAAATGGGTGAAGATGCACAAAACAGAGCAGTTGGAACGACAATTGCGTTGCTGGAACGTGGTTCTAGAGTCATGAGTGCTATTCATAAGCGTTGTTACTATGGAATGAGACAAGAATTTAGACTTTTATCAAAAGTTTTTGCAGATTATCTACCACCTGTGTATCCATACGCAGTTACAAACGCAGATAGATTCGTAAAACTACAAGATTTTGATGATAGAGTGGATGTAATCCCTGTTGCAGACCCAAATATCTTTTCAATGTCGCAAAGAGTAACTTTAGCAAACGAAAATTTAAAGATTGCAGCGTCAAATCCACAAATGCACAACTTAAGAGAAGCTTACAGAAGAGTTTATGAAGCTTTAGGAACAAAAAACATAGATTCAATTCTAAAACCAGAAATGCAACCTAAACCTGAGGATCCTGCAACTGAAAACGCTAAAGCATTACAAATGCAAATGCTAAAAGCGTTTCCACAACAAGATCATGAGTCACATATTGCAGCTCACAGAGCATTTATGGCATCAAGAATGGTTCAAATTAATCCTATGGTGTATGCATTACTTCAAGGACATATTTCAGATCACATTGCACTTCAAGCACATGGAGAAATTGGAAACTTAATACAACAATCTCCAGAAATGCAACAACAAGCTCAAATGGATCCACAAGGATTCCAAATTCAGTTTGATTCTATGGTTGCAAAAAGAGTTGCAGACTATGGAGTTTGAAGACAGATTAGATCTTGATCAAATGAAACTAGAATCAGCAGAAGATCAAGCTGCAGAGAGAATAAGAATTGCAGAAGAAAAAATTGACTTAAATAGAAAGAAACAGAATGAAAGCAAACCACAGAAAAATTAAAAAGTTTAAAGGCGGTGGTATGGACATGGGTAACAAGTCCAACCAGGCACAAAGTGCTGCTATGGGTAATACTTCTGTTGGAAGAAGAGATTCAAATCTTGGTGGACCGACATCTACAATGTCTGGAGCAGGCAATGTCATAAACTCACCTTCCCAACAAACAAATCAAGTCACTGCAAAAAGTGGACCTGTTCAAGTTCCAACAATTGGACCTTTCACATATGCTTTTAACAAGATTAGTAAAGGTTTATACAATGCTAAAAATTTAAAAGAACAAAAAAAAGAAGATGTTCTTGGTGGTGAGATGTTAACTACAGGACAGAAAACTACAGGACCAGCAATGGTGGGTGGAAATAACAATAACAATAATAATCTATGTCCTGATGGAACAACACCTCCTTGCAAAACTCCTACAACACAAATTAAAAACCCTGTATCAAAACCAAATCCATTTTTATCTGGTTTTAAATCATATGATGATGGAGGTGAAGTTGTGGTATCATCTAACGTAGATAAGGATTTATTATGATAAAAAATAAAAGATTAACAAAAACTACCCCACCTAAAAGTGGACCCAACTCTCAAGTTCCTCCAATCAAATTAGAAGAAGGTGGAATGGGTTGTGGATGTGATGAGTGTATGGAATCAAACACAAGAGGCACAAAAGGAATTCAAGTTAAAGGTTTTAACTTTCAAGGAGTAAGATGATTTTAAAAAAGATAGCAAGATGGATTTGGTGTCTATTTTTCCCACCTATTATTTACAAAGAAAAACCTATTATTAAAGATCCATGTTGGAAACATGAAAAATATAAAAAAGGTTGTCCAACTTGTAGGAATTTAAATGCCTAGTAGTACTGCTAAAAAAGTTCTAGCTAACAATCCAGCTAAACAAGAAAGATTTGATGAATTGATGAAATCGGAATATGATCCAAGTATGTCATTAGAGTCTAATACAAGTATGATATTAAGATTAATTAGAGATGAGAATATGGGGCCTAAATCTGTACCTGGCGGATCTGTAGGCGGTGAAGTTGAGATAAAAAAAGGTGGCGATTACATAAAAGATCTGCTATAAACTCACATGTTTGAGCAACTGTCAAAAAAAGAACAGTTAATATATTTATCAGGATTATTTGAAGGCGAAGGTTGGTTTGGTATCAACAAAAGAAAAGAAGGTTGGACTCCTAGTGCAGTA